ATGACTGACGTGATCGGCAAGGCGACCAATCGTCGCCTGCAGAAGCGCAAGCTGCCGGCCCATGCCTGGAGTGATCGGCAGGAGCGCGCGTTCCTCGACATGCTCGCGGCGACTTGCAACGTGGTGCGGTCGTGCAAGCAAGCGAAGGTGGATCATCGCTCTGCCTATCGCCGCCGCCGCGAAAATCCCGTGTTCGCGAGCGCTTGGCGGGCGGCGATTCTCACGGGCTATGAGCGACTGGAGGAGCAGCTGCTCGCCCAGTTGGCAGCGCCGCACCCGTTCGAGGAGGATGGTATCGACGAGGTACCGCCGCCGGCCGGGGCATTCGATGCCAAGCTGGCGATGGAGCTGCTGCGCATGCATCGGGCAACGGTGGAGAACCGGCCGCAAACGCCGCGCGGGCGGGTGGTACGGGTCAGCCGCGACGAGGCAGAGGCTGCGCTGAACAAGAAGCTGGACGCGCTGGCCAAGCGGCTCGCCGAAGAGCGCGGGGATCAGCCATGACCCCGGCCGATGCCGAGGATGCGTTGGCGCGGTTGGCATTGGCACCGCGCGATGAGCGGGTGCAGATGATCCGCGAGATGCCGCGCTCGCACCTCCGCTTCTTCAACGAGGCGTGGTGGCGTTGGGCGCATGAAGGCCAGTTCTGGCCTGAGGGGGATTGGCGGGTCTGGCTGATCCGTGCGGGCCGTGGTTTCGGCAAGACGCGCGCGGGGGCGGAATGGATCAGCGAGATGGCGCGGCAGCGGGCCGAGGCCAGGATCGCGCTGGTCGGCGCCACCGTGGACGAGGTTCGCCGGGTGATGGTGGAGGGACCGGCCGGGCTGCTGGCGGTGGCCCGCGAGCTGGAGACGATCGGCTGGCATCCGACGCGCGGCGAGCTGGTGTTTGCCTCGGGTGCGCGCGCGTTCGTCTATTCGTCCGAGGCGCCCGAGAAACTGCGTGGGCCCGAGCACGACTTCGCCTGGTGCGACGAACTTGCCAAGTGGCGCGCGGGAGCAGCGGACATCGCCTGGGACAATCTGATGCTGGGGATGCGCCGCGGCGAGCAGCCGCGGGTGGTGGTCACGACCACGCCGCGGCCGGTTAAGCTGATGCGGCGGGTGATGGCGATCCCGCGCCCGACCCTGCACGAGACAAGGGGGCGGACGCGGGACAATATCCATCTGCCGCGCAGCTTCGTGGAGGCGATGTTCGCCGAATATGCCGGCACGCGGCTCGGGCGGCAGGAGCTGGACGGCGAGATGATCGACGATGTCGCCGGCGCATTGTGGCCGCGTGCGCTGATCGAGCGCCAGCGCCGCGCGGTCGACGTGCCCTTGGTGCGGGTGGTGGTCGGGGTCGATCCGCCGGCCGGGACCGAGGGCGATGCCTGCGGGATCGTCGCGATCGGGCTGGGCGAGGACAAGCACGGCTATGTGCTCGCCGATGCCAGCGTCGCAGGGCTCGGCCCCGAAGGCTGGGCGGCGGCGGTGGCGGACTGCGCGGCGCGGTTCGAGGCCGAGTGCGTGGTGGCGGAGAAGAACCAAGGCGGCGCGATGGTGGGAAGCGTGCTCAAGGCCGCGGACAGCGCGCTGCCGCTCCGGCTGGTCCATGCCAGCCGCGGCAAGGTGGTGCGCGCCGAGCCGGTGGCGCTGCTCTACGAGCGCGGGCTGGTGTGGCACGCGAGCGTGTTCGCCGAACTGGAGGCGGAACTGGCCGGGCTGCAGGCGTGCGGCGGCTATGAAGGGCCGGGGCGCTCGCCCGACCGCGCCGATGCGCTGGTCTGGGCGGTGACCGAGCTGATGCTCGGCCGGCGCGGCAAAGCGGCGGTGCGGGTGGTGTGAGACCCCAGATCCTCCCCGGTACGGGGAGGGGGACCGCGCGGCGCAGCCGCGTGGTGGAGGGGCCGCGCCGTAAGGCGCGGTGTGCCCAAGCCGCCCGATACCGCCGCGTGCCGCGGCGGCCCCTCCACCATTCGCTGGCGCGAATGGTCCCCCTCCCCGTTCCGGGGAGGATTTAGACATAGGAGAAACGCAATGCGAAACTGCATGGCTGCAGGGCTGCTCGCCCTGCTGACGGGCGCGTGCGCGCTCAATGCGCAGACCGGCATCGCGGTGGGCGCCGGCGTTACCGTCGCGGTGAACGACCGTGACGGCGACGGCATGCTCGATGCCGCCGAGGTGCAGGCGCTGATCGCGAAGGTATTTCCCCCCGACAAGCTGACCGGCGGGTTCTGGGACGGGATGCGCGCCAGCCTCACCGCTGCCTATTGGGCACGCGACCTGGACCAGGATGGCAAGCTCAGCGTCGCGGAGCTGGCGCGATGAAGTGGTTCGGGCGCAAGGCCGCGCGCGAGGGGCAGCGGCCGGCGCTGGCGCGGGGCGGCTGGGGCAGCTTCGGCGACTGGCCGCGCAGCTACGAGGTACAGCTGCGCGAAGGCTATTGCCAGAACCCGGTGGCGCAGCGCGCGGTGCGGCTGGTGGCGGAGGGCGTCGGCGGCGCACCGCTGACCGGCACCGATCCGGGGCTGGTGGCGCTGGTCGCCGCCCCCTCGGGCGGGCAGCGGCTGCTCGAGACGCTGGCGGCGCAGCTGCTGCTCCACGGCAATGCCTATGTCCAGCTGCTCACCGACGAAGCGGGCAAGCTGCAGACGCTCTATGCGCTGCGCCCCGAGCGGGTGACGGTGGAGCCCGATGCCGCCGGCTGGCCGGTGGCCTATCGCTACCGGGTCGGCGAGCATGTTACCCGGCTGGCGGCGGACGATGGCGGGCGGCCCCAGATCCTGCATCTGCGCGCCTTCCACCCGGCCGACGACCATTATGGCCTGGGCTGCCTGGACGCGGCGGCGGGCGCGATCGCGATCCACAATGCGGCGACGCGGTGGAACAAGGCGCTGCTCGACAATGCCGCGCGGCCGAGCGGGGCGCTGGTCTATGATCCGGGCGACGGTTCGGCGCTGGCGCCCGACCAGTTCGCTCGCCTGAAGGACGAGATGGAGGCCGGGTTCGCCGGCGCCGCCAATGCCGGGCGGCCGATGCTGCTCGAAGGCGGGCTCAAATGGCAGGCGATGAGCCTGACCCCCGCCGACATGGATTTCGTCGGGCTCAAGGCGGCGGCGGCGCGCGAGATCGCGCTGGCCTTCGGGGTGCCGCCGATGCTGCTCGGGCTGCCCGGCGACGCGGCCTACGCCAATTACCGCGAGGCCAATCGCGCGCTGTGGCGGCTCGCGATCCTGCCGATGGCCGAGCATCTGCTCGGCGGGCTGGCGCAGGGGCTGGGCGCCTGGTTTCCGGGCGCCGCGCTCGCGGTCGATCTCGATCGGGTGACGGCGCTGGCCGAGGAGCGCGAGCTGCTCTGGCGGCAGGTCGCGGGCGCCGATTTCCTGACGAGCGAAGAGAAACGCAAGATGGTGGGGTTGCCATGACCGATGGAACGATGCTCGGCCAGCTGATCGCGCAGGCCGAAGAGGAAGGCGCCGAGCTGACCACGCTCCGCGCCATTGCCGAAGAGGCAGGCACCGTGGGCGCGAACCGCGCGCTGGCCCGGCTGGGGCTGGAGGATGCGGGTGCGGCCAAGGACATGGCCGAACTGCGCGAGCTGCTGAGCGCGTGGCGCGATGCCAAGAAGTCGATGATCAAGGCGGTGATGCAGTGGCTGGGGCGGACGATGGCGGCGCTGGTGCTGGTGCTGCTGGCGCTGCGGCTGGGCTTTCCCGGCTGGCTGAAATGAGCGTGCGCTTCGCCGGCTATGCGGCGGTGTTCGATCGCGAGGATCGCGGCGGCGATGTGGTGCGGCGGGGGGCGTTCGGGCCGGTGGGGCCGGTGCCCTTGCTCTGGCAGCATCGCGGTGCGCCGGTCGGCACGATCGAGGCGATCGGCGAGGATGCGCGGGGGCTGCGGGTGATCGGCCGGGTCGAGGATCCGCGGCTCGCGGCGCTGGTCGCCGAGGGCGCGGTGGCGGGGCTGTCCTTCGGCTACCGCGTGGGCGCCGCGCGGCGCGGCCGGGTGCGCGAGCTGACCGCGGTTCGGCTGATCGAAGTGAGCCTGGTGGCCGAACCGATGCAGCCGCTCGCGCGGGTGCATGCGGTCGGCTGAGTTTTTTCCGATTTTCTGAGGTGGGAGAAGACCATGGATGCGATGGAAACGAGCTTCGAACAGGTGACGCTGCCGCCGGTGCGGCCGATGCTGGCCGGTGGCCGGCCGGTCTCCAGCGCGGCGTTCGACGGCTATCTGCGCGGCGGCGTGGAGACCAAGGCGCTGTCGGGTGCGAGCGGCGCCGAGGGCGGCTATGCGGTGCCGCGCGAGATCGACGCGCAGATCGACGCGACGCTGCAGGCGATCTCGCCGATCCGCAGCATCGCCAATGTCGTGAAGGTGGGGTCGAGCGGCTATCGCAAGCTGGTCGCGAGCGGCGGCTTCGACAGCGGCTGGGCGTCCGAGACCGCGGCGCGCCCGGTCACCGCGACGCCGGTGTTCAACGAAGTCGCGCCGCCCTTCGGCGAGCTCTACGCCAACCCGGCGGCGAGTCAGGCGATGCTCGACGACGCGATGTTCGACGTGGAAAGCTGGCTGGCCGGCGAGATCGCCCGCGAATTCGCCCAGGCCGAGGGCACGGCGTTCGTCAGCGGCAGCGGCACCAACCAGCCCAAGGGCTTCCTCGCGGTGCCGACCTCGACGGCGGCGGATGCGACCCGCGCCTTCGGCACGCTGCAATATCTGGCTACCGGCGCGGCGGGTGCCTTCGCGGCGAACCCGGAAGAGAAGCTGATCGACCTGGTCCAGGCGCTGCGCGCGCCCTATCGCCAGGGGGCGAGCTGGGTGATGAATTCGGCGACGCTCGCGCGGATCCGCAAGTTCAAGACCAGCGACGGCCAGATGCTCTGGCAGCCCGGCATCGCCGCGGGCCAGCCGGCGACGCTGCTGGGGTATCCGGTGGTCGAGGCCGAGGACATGCCGGACATCGCCGCCAACGCCTTCTCGGTCGCCTTCGGCAATTTCCAGGCGGGCTATCTGATCGCCGAGCGCGGCGACACCCAGCTGCTGCGCGATCCCTATTCGAACAAGCCCTTCGTCCATTTCTACGCGACCAAGCGGCTGGGCGGCATGGTGAGCAATTCGGAGGCGATCAAGCTCCTCAAGTTCGCCGCGAACTGAGCCGGAGGAGGAACCAATGGCAGACAGTTTCGCAAACCGGGCCGACCATGTCGCGGCCCCGGCGACCTCTGCGATCCCGGTGGTGCCGAGCGACACCACGGCGCTGACCGACATCCCCAAGGCGCTTTATGTCGGCACCGGCGGCGCGGTGACGATGCGCGGGGTCAACGGCAGCGTCGACACGGTGTGGAAGAACGTGGCCAGCGGCACGATCCTGCCGTTCCGCGCGCGCTATGTGCGGGCGACCGGCACCACCGCCGCCGACCTGCTGGCGCTCTACTGATGGACGGGCTTTCGCTGTCCCTCCCGGCGGCGGCGCGCCGGCGTGCGCCGCCGCCGGCGGGGGCTGGGCTCTCGACGCGGGTCGACCGCACCACCAGCACCGTGGATTCCACGCTGCGCAGCACCGACAGGAGCTGAGCATGGCCAAGCAGAGCATCAATGTCGGGTCCGCCGCGAACGACGGCACCGGCGATACCGAGCGTGCCGCCTGGATCAAGGCGAACGCCAATTTCGACGAACTCTATGACGGCGCCGCGCGGCTGCCCGAGATCGAGAAGACCGCCGCCTATACGGCGTCGAGCGACGATTGCGGCAGCTCGATCCGCGCCGATGCGAGCGGCGGCGCTTTCGCAATCACCCTGCCGGCGAGCGCGGTGCGCGAGGGCGACTTCCTGCGCGTCCACAAGGGCGATGCCAGCGGCAATCGGGTGACCGTGCGCAATGCGTCCGCAAGCGACGTCGCGTGGCTGTCGGCGCAGGGCGACGCGGCGTGGTTCGTCTGGTGGCAGGGCGCGTGGGAGGCGTTCGACTGGCGGATCGCGCCGCTGCGGATCGTCTATGCCAGCTCCGCCACCAGTACCCGGCCCCCGCTGGCGACCGGGCTGGAGGTGATGGCGGTCGGCGGGGGCCGGGTACTGGTGGCGGAGCTGGCATAG